CTGACGTCAAATAGGTAGTGTAATACTAAATTTTGAATATCAATACGCAGAGCTTTTGAATATAAGACTTACTAAAAACTCCCCCGCTAAAGCGAGGGCCAAAAATTTTCAGCCTTTATATTCAACACTAATTGAAAAGCTCCACTGACAGAAACCAATTTGTGATTGGCCCCTCTCTATGATATTTTGAATTTCTAATTCCAAAATATAGCGGGTTTAATTAATTTTACAGTTATTAATTACAACTGAATCCCAGAAAGGGGATCTACTTTCCTATACTTAAATCGAATATTTGCTCATTTTGTCCAGAACCATTTAGAATCACATGGTTCATTAGCTTCTGAACTAATTTACAAAGTAAAGTTTTCTTTCTCCGGTGGTGGTGGAGGAGGAGTATAACTGAGCTGAGGTGGCCCAATTAAATATCCAAAAGAAAAATCTTCACCAATAATTCGATGAATAGCAAGGGGAATCGAATTCTGAATAGTTAGAATTGGACCAAAATTGAAAGGAACTAGTTTAGGACCAATTCCATCAATATCTGTCGCTTCCTTGAAATTTCCTACAGCTGTGGGAATGAATGGATATGGTTGATAAAATGGAATATCTAATTCTAATGAATTTTCAAAACCAGGATAAAATACACCTCCTGGAGCTCCGTGGTTGGTATCCACAGTGCCAGGTACATGTTTCCATATATGAGTGGTTCCTGTCCCATTTGAGCCATCGTAAGGCTCTAAGGAATAAGGAATCACTGCTGAATTCACTCCTTCTTCTGCAGTAAACATCAATTTCATACCTCCAGATTGAATTCTATATAGTTGAGCTATATAAGAAAACAAATCTGTCAGTTCGGAATTCGTTTGCTGTATAGAGTATGGGAAAACTCGATTCACATCACCTGCTGCACATAATGGCATTGGTGTCGCCTCTGCTCTAGTATAACGTTTGAGCACTTGACGAAGTGAATTTATTGCCTCTCCCATTGAGACAATATTTGGATTGTATTCCTCTAGTTTCTTGCTTGGAAATAGCGGTTCAGGTTTGGTTTTGGTTTGACCAACACCAATCTGCATCGTAAATTTCTTAATAGCGGGAGTAGATGGGATAACAACATCGAGATCTACCTTTCGTGTAAGAAAAGCAAACTGAAAGTCATCAGCGGCAAAAGTTTCCATCAATATTTCAATGTCATTTGCAGCTTGTCCACCTGCTCTTAAAGAATTCAACACTTCAATGAAAAATAAACCAGTAGGCGTGTCGGCTAAGACAGCACTGGGATTTAAAGCATTCACATCATGTCGAATTGGCATCCAAATAGCATTAGAAACAAAAGGAATTTCAAATTCAAAAGAGTTAGCATCTCGTAAATCAACCACTTTAGTATAACACTTATCCTGATCAATGGTACTCAAATCAGTATCCAAATCAGCCCCAGGAACGAAAACAACACGCAATCGTCCTGAGTGAAATGGAGTTTTCACAACTTTAAATGAGTAACAAATTCCACCACGCCACCACTCAAATAATTGAGTTAGGTATGAAAGATATGTATTATTCCAAGTGGTAACACCAGCGGTCGTATTCTTCACACATGAACCAGGATGAACTGGCCACTTAAGAAGTACAGTGCTTGGTGCTTGACCTACTGAGAACAGAAAACTTGTAGCGAAAATTGGTCGTTGAACTATTGTTGCCAGAGCCATCTCATCGACATCGGTGCCTACAACTCCTTTAGGGAGAATAGTGGTATTCCGAGCATCAAAACCGAGAGGTTTAGCATTAGTTTTCCCGTTGAAATTCGCATAATTTTTCAAGTAAACTGGATCAACTTGTGTGACAAAATCATCGTTGGTAGGTTTTGACCAACCAAACATACCGGCTAATCCGGCAGCCTGATCAGTAAACCAACCAGCTCCTTTGAAGAACGATCCCACAATTGGGAGATCGCCCAAGCGCTTACTCACACGTGATTGCGCTCTGAATAAGTTCTCAAAGTCACCCATCTTCTTCTCTGCTGTAACTTCCTTTGCACCTCCTCCAATTTGCATTGTAAAAGATGCCAAAGGATGTCCTGTTGGCATTTGAACATCAATATCTTCAAAATGCGCCCAAATTGCACCTTCGATTGAAGTACCACCTCTTAGTGGAGAATACACAGTATATCGTGTTGTTCCCATATTCCCAGAGTTGTTTAACAGATCGATGTGCGTTAAAGGACACATAAATGGAACTCGAAGTTCAGCAGAAGTCGATTCACCGATATCAAGATCAACATGGCGGTAACCAGTAATACCACCCAGGAAATTTATACTGGACGGATTATTTGCTTCCTGAAATCCAAAAGGATTGAACCATACAATCAATCGTCCAGCATTGAAAGGCTGAGCGTTAACTTGGACTCTAAGTACTAAGGTTCCCCTAAAGTATCTAAAACCATCTAATTTGTTCTTAATCATCGGGCGTGCAAACCAATCATTTGGAAATGTGTTACCTGGTGTCACATCAGCCTGAGCTGCTACTGACGATAACCAATCAAAATTTTTAATCAACACTGGTCGAGACAAAAATCCTTTTACACTATTCTCAAGATCATCAGATGCTCCATTAAAGAATTGTGAATCCATAACTTTTGTTTCCGTACTTTGAGTCGCAACTTTGCCATCCTCTTGGAAGAGGACAGTTTCAGTACGAATCTCAGTATTCTCCATATCGTGAAATAATGAATCCGGAGAAGATACATTATTGCCCACGGTCGAGGGCATCGCGTTATAATTTTCATTATCAGCAAGTAAATTTGTTTTACATCCAAGGTATAGAGTTTACTCATTCTCTAAACCAGATGTGGCAGATAGATAGCCTATTGTTTTAGTTGGGCACACATTTATCACTAGTGCTAAATAACACTCCCAACGCATAATAAGTGCTCTATAAATAGAGAATATTATACACCACAGCAGAATTTGCTGCACTTTTCTTTTGCCAATTTGAAAAGTGCTCCGATCACGTGGTTTTCGTCCTATTCTTCAAGGTTCATTGCTTCGTTCATCTGATACTGATCATAAGTTTCAAAATAAACTGGAAATTTCTCTCGAATCACTTGAGCTGCCCTTTCAAAAGCGGGCATCTCCTTCCTAAACGTTGTCCGGTCGTGTTGAGCTAACTCGCGTACTGCATCTTGAAGAGTATTTGCGGTCAATTCATAATGATCTGTTGTTCCGTGAACCCACATTGCCATTTCTCTCACTGTTTCCAATGATAGAGGGGCTCTGTATCGACACTGAATATCATCCCATCTGAAAACTCTCTTTAAAAAATTAACTTCCGTCAAATTTCTAAAAGGAACCACATCACCCGTTTTAGCTTCATCTGTATAAGTCATTCCAAGAGTTGTATAAGCTTCTGTAATCGTAACTTGGTTAAACCAAGAAACAATCGCATCGTTTATACTCCATAAGTCGTCATCACCATAATTCAAGTGAGATACATACTTTCTAAAGGTAGCTAAAGAAGAATCTTTTGGAGAATACTTCCTAGCACACACAATAAATACATATCTCGCCGAAATTGAGTGATATAAACAATTCAAAATGACGGTCATTGGGCAACCAGATGGCTGCGAATGATTCCACATATAGAAGCGATTGCCAGTGATGTGAATAGAATTAACTACCTCACTCCACAATGCAACACGAATAACATCATCCATATCATCTGAAGAATCATACCATTTATTGATAAAATCACACATTGCCCACAAAATTGTAGGGTGCAATGTTCCATCATAATTGGCAAAATCTCCAGCCAAAATCTTTGAACCTTTTTCCTGAAGTTTGTCTACGATTCTAGTCCAGTCCATCGAGTAAACGTTAGTTCCAACGCAACTTTCTACATCGATTTTATTTCGCATCATAAATGCAATAAAACCTCCGAAATATCGTCTGAATAAAATAGTATAAGCCATCTCACCACACGAAAATAATCGCGTTTTTCCTTTTTCGACTTTATCCAATGTTCGTCGTTCATCCTTCAAAGTGTCTGACCACACAATAGACGGTCTCTCACCATTCTTACATTTGGTGAGAAGATTGTCCAAAGCTGCCAGAACTTCAGGATGATCATAAACATATTCATCAGTTCCAAGATAATTGGTCTTTCCTTTTCCTGATTTCGACCAGCCATAACCGGGAGAGGTACTTCTTTTCATTGGTGGATAACAATTATCACCAACAATCCCTGAAATTCCTTCCTCATGAGTTAAGACTTTCTTATCAGAATCTCCATTCATCGATTGTAGTAGCTGGAAGTAATCATTCAAACAAGAATCAAGAATTTGATTATCTAATGGTTTTGAAATTGGGCTTGCTTTCGCTCGCGCATTAACCATAGGATCAACTCTTTCTCCTTTGCTGTTCGTGAAAGGTCCAAGTTTAGCAGGTGCCATAGTTGCTTCTTGAATTACTCCATACACAGGAGATGGTCTTATTCTCGAGGCTACATTAGCGTGAATTCGTTCCGGGGCTTCACCTAAATGATAGAAATTTCCGTCAAAAGGCAAATCTTGTTTCCAAATCTTTTCAGTCGGGCTTTTCATTTCACAAGAAACTTTGTCTTCTGCGCAGGGGAGATCAGGACTCATATGACTTTCAGGAAAATCTAATTCTATTCCATTATATAGAGCGTTAATTAAACCTGAGGTCACAGGGGTTCCAAAACCGGTCCACCTGGGCGCTACAGTGCCACCGCTGTGAATTCCAAAAATCTTATTATTAAAATTTTTGTCAAACGCAACGAGCACCGCACCACAGTCTCCTGGTGTTGATTGTATGTTGTATTTTATGATCTTACGAACACGCATTACAACATTTTTGCCATCATCGATATCAAAATCAGAATCTACAGCTAACACATCATTACCGAAATATTGACGCATAACTATTGACTCACCTGATGGGACAAATCCAATCATAGAAATTTGATCCAAAGTTTTAAATTTCGAAAAATCATCGCCAGTCATAAATTTAGATGTTATATCACGATGTTGATGCACTACACGTGGCAATTCAATCATCATAACATCTCGTCTATAATAAGGGGAGGTCGGGTCATCAATTACAGTGAAATTACACTCTGTCAATGAAAACTCAATACCATCAGCGAAATAACTATTTCTAATTCTCCACTGATCGATATGAGCTTTAACCATTAAGTGTCTATTCACCAAAGCTAAACGACCTCTAATTATAGTCAAATTCATTGCCGGATTCCATTGTTCACCTTCAAAATACTCAAGTCGGTACATATTCTTGAAAAGAATATTCACAACTTCAGCAGCATTTTGATCAACTACAGCTTGCATTTTAAACCTATCACCTTCAGTTCTCATTTTGGGAGCACTCTTAGTTACATCAGTCGAATATGATTCAACTGTCATCTTTTTCGAAGATTTAGTAACGTCAGTGGCGTATTCCATCCTAAGATTCTTAGCTGCTAAGGTTTTATTAACATCATAATTTGATTCAGTCCGCATCTTATTCATAGCTTTAGTCTTGTCAGTAACATAAGTACCTTCATATCGTATGGTAGATAATTTATTAGTAGATTGTTTCCTCTTATAAAAAGAGGCAATTTCCTTATAAATTTTCTTTCCGATAAAGAAAGATACCAAACCTCCCAATCCTATTAATGTATAAAACATAGCAGGAGAGATAGGAAATTTAGCTTCAACTTTCTCATGCAATTTAAGTACTTCATTCTTTAGAGACGAAATCCATGAAGTTTCTTTCACTTCGACATCAAAAGAGCATAGTTCATGTTCAAAAATTGGTATCACTTTGCCTTGCAAGTCTCTACAAGATGCAGCGTATAAATTAATAAGCATACCATCAGTTTTCTCCATTTCAGGGAGAATATCGTATGCTCTCTTAGCTCTTACATAGCATCGAGTAAATTTTTCTAATTTCGAATGTTCCATTACAAAACACTTTGATTTCAAAATTAAACCTGCTACAAATCTTTCGTGATCTGAAATTTCAGAAGCTATAGGTAATTGAATCATTTTCTTATCAATATCAGTAGATGAATTATCCAATTCGACATCAAATAAATGATTACAATTTGCTGGTACAGCGTGACTATATTTAGGTCCAAACGTCTCCTTCAATTGTTGCGCATAACTTTTATGATTACTTTCACAATCTGATTGCTTCAAATCATTAAGTTGCATCGTAAAAGAAGGTGCAGTACTCGAAGCAGCTCCTGATGGTCTTTTCCATACTCCATCAGAGCATCGTGAAATGGCATCGCCCATATGATCCACTAAAGCCTTATTAAAGTTTTCGAAATAATTCATATTAGAAATAGTTTTATTAACTACTCTCTCTGCTATATCCCAAAAAGTTAAGTTAGCTTCCAGAACAGAATCATTAGGGCAATCTTTATCGATAACATCAAAAAGAACACAATCTAACATGGCGTTCTTTCCTCCTTTAGCGATAGCTTCATTCACTCTACTCTGATCCAAAGTCACAACATCATACAATCCTTGTTTCTGAGTCATTGCGAAATCCGGGTGTGCTTTCTGTCGAATCTTAAGATCTATACGCCTTAAAACAGCCTCTGGATTTGTAAGAGATACCACTGAAAAGTGGGATCTGTTACTGGTCCAGATTACTGACTTAGCCTGAAAGAAAGTTGATCTCTTATCAGATAATTCAGCCATATTAAGTTGCCAAAAAGCCGTATTTGACATATGGATAGCTTCCAAAAATTCCTCATTTGGTGAATTTTCAGAATCAATAAGCGCTCCAAAATCATCGCAGACAACGACATTCACGCCATTATTGTATCCATCCCAGAATTTAGCACCTGGTCTTCTAAAATAAGTCTTTTCATGTAAATCAGATTCTTTTGTAACTCCTAAAGCTGCTTGAATTTCAGCAATAAGAGCCCACAGAACTGTAGATTTACCTACTCCAGAATGTCCAAAAATATGCGTAATTGCGGGAGCAACACGTGGTTTAGTTTGACCTGCACCACAACCTCCAGCTGTCTCACGCACTCTCATCAAGAATAAAACACATTGGCTTACGCTGGCACGTTCATTCATAGGAACTTTTAATAAATCCAAAGTTCGCAAAACGTTCATACCCTGCTGCAAAAGACTTTCAACCTTCTGCTTCAAGTGTTCATTTCCTTTAAGAGAATTCTCAAAATCAGGGGTAATCAAAGAGGTTACTTCATCAGTCCAAGCACGAATATTTTTCCATTCATCCATTGCCGGTCGTTCAATTCCGAATGCATGCAAGCAAAAATAATCAAGTGCACTGGTGAAAACATCTCCAAATAATTTGGATACATCACCAGCTGACTTGATCACTCCTGAAAGCTTAGAAAATCTGTTGAACAAGCTATGTTCCATTGATTTACCACCAGGTAGTATGCGCAAACATACAAGTGATAAAAGTACAGAAATAGCTGATCCAATATAAGGTATTAAACCTGAAATATCAAAAGATTCTTCAAGTTCGCTATCAATTTTCATCTGCATTGAGAACTTCTCTCTCACAGAGTCTGTGATCGTGGAAAACCAATCTCTTACTTTCTCATACAAACCTACAAAATAGGTAGTAGCTTGAGTCAATAAATCTTGGCCTAAATTTAAGGTCATCAGAAATTGTCCAATAGATAACATTACAGTTGCCGGTCGATCAAGATTGGCCCAGACATTCAAAATACACATCACTGCTGATGAAATTATAGATTTAAAATCTATTTTATCAGCAAAGATATTCAATTTTGACAATACCAAATCAATTATTCCAGTAAAACTTTCGCTAGAAATATTGTGAGTGGCGTTGAAATCTATGCCAAAGAGAGCTTGAGCAGTGAAACGTTC